GGTCCAAGAGAACAAACTTATGGTTACGGTTGGGGTGTTGGTAACTGGGGAGGCACTGTTGATTCTGCAACAGCAACAACTGTAAACGAAGCACTAGACGACTCAGAAACAACAATTACATTGACAAGCGCTGCAGCTTTCCCTACCTCAGGCACGATTTTAGTAGACTCAGAACTTATTTCATACACGGGTAAATCATCTAATGATTTAACAGGGTGTACAAGAGGAGTTTCTGGAACCACTGCGGCTGCTCATGACAATGGAGCGACAGCCACCGACGCATCAGACTTTGGTGGGTGGGGCGTGGCTGTTAAAGCAGATCAAGTAGAACTAGAGCCAGGTCTATGGTCACTAGATAACTTTGGTCAAGTATTAGTTGCAACAGTTGCAAACGGTAAAACTTTTACATGGAACGCCGGAGCTACAAACGCAACATCTAACAGAGCGTCCACTAGCACATCTAGCTTTTCTACTTCTAATAATCCAACAGCTTCTAGAGCCACATTGATATCACCCACCACAAGACACTTAATACACTTTGGAACAGAAACAACAATTGGAACTACAACCACACAAGATGATATGTTTATTAGATTTGGTGATCAAGAGGACATTAATACTTTTGCACCTTCAGCAGTTAATGCAGCAGGCACACAAAGATTACAAGACGGAACTAAAATAATAGGAGCTATTAAAGCAAAAGAGACAATTTTAATATGGACCGATACAGCTTTGTACACCATGAAGTTTATTGGTGCACCTTTTACATTTGGCTTTGAGCAGGTTGGCACAAACTGTGGTTTGATAGGTAAGAACGCAGCTGTCGAGATAGACGGTGTTGCCTATTGGATGAGTAACAATGGATTCTTTCTATTCGATGGTACAGTCAAGTCACTACCTTGTTCTGTTGAGGACTTTGTCTATGACGATATCGATCTAACAAAAGGACAACAGATTACAGCAGGTGTTAACAATTTGTTTACGGAGATTATTTGGTGGTATCCTACATCTGGTCAAAGTTTCAATAACAGATTAGTTGCATACAACTATTTAGAGTCACCAGGATCACAAGTCCCTGGTGGTATTTGGTATACTAGCACAGAGGGTAGAACATCTTGGATGGACGCTAAGATATATCCAAAACCATATGCAACATCTTACGGGTCCACTGAAACAGGGACCTTTCCAACAATACAAGGGGTTACTGGTCTTGGAGCCACAACTTATTTTGAACACGAAGTAGGTAATAATCAAATCAATACAGACGGATCGAGCACTGCCATATCCTCTTTTGTAAAGTCTTATGACTTCGACTTAGAGGGACAGGGCACGGAGGGTGAAAAGTTTTTGTCTGTTCGCAGATTTGTGCCTGACTTTAAGTCTTTGATAGGAACTGCTAAAGTAACGTTGGCCGTGAAACGTTTTCCAGCTCAAGAAGATTCTTCTACAGGACTGAGTCCTTTCTCTATCACATCTAGTACAACTAAAAAAGATACAAGAGCTCGTGGTAGATATGTTAACATTAAAATAGAAAACGATGACATTGATCAAAGTTGGAGGTTTGGAACTTTTAGCTTAGACGTGCAAGCAGACGGAGGCAGATAATGGCAAAAATAAATGTAAAGATACCAGAACCAAAAGATAATTACGATACATCTAACCAAAAACAGATAAACAGATCTATAACCACACTTATTGAACAATTGAATTCTACTTTTTTAGATGAAGTAAAACAGGAGCAAGAGAGATTCTCTTGGTTTATCAGTGGCTAATATATACAAAAATGCAAAAGTAGATTTAACAACTACGAACAACACCACAGTTTATACTGCCCCTAGTAACTCTAGAGCAATAATAAAATCTATTCTAGTTTCTGAGGACAGTAACAATGCAGATACAATAACTTTGACAGTAACAGACGCAGCGGACGCTGTGTTTAGTTTATTCAAAGAAAAAGCTATATCTGCAAAAGCAACAAATGAATTATTAACACAACCTTTGGTTCTTCTCGAAAGTGAAGCGCTGAAGGCACAAGCTGCGACCGCTGACAGATTACACGTGGTTGTTTCGATACTAGAAATAAGCAGAGACTAAGGAGGTAAAATGGTATCTTTTGTAGAAAAAGGCAAAACTGACGCGATAGTAAACGGCACAGTCATAAAGGATGTTGAGATTGAGACCGAAGTAACAGTCAAAAATCTTAAAACAAACGTCGAATATAAGTCTGACAAAGAGGCTGAGGATGATGTCAACGATCCAAGCACTGATACAAAGCAAGAAGACATATCTAGAAGTGTCAATATAAAAGTCGCTAAATTGCCAGATGTTTCATCTCAATCATAGGATGAGCAGTTGATTTTTGAGCCAAAAAAAAGTAATGTATTTATGATAGATACTGGTAAATTGTACGATATTACCGTAGCTTTCGGACTTTATAAGTCGTTTCCTCGCTATAAAGATCACACGTTCGAGGACGTGCTAGAACACATCGCCCCGTCCGTAGATCTGAATCAATACAAGATTCACTATAAAGATGGTTTACCCTTTGCTTTTACGAATTGGGCATTTTTAAACAAGGATGCAGAGAAAAGATTTATGACAACCGCAGAACTAAACCCTGAAGATTACAATAGTGGAGACATTCCTTGGGCTATAGATTTAATATGTTGTAGCAACGTAAAAAATGTAATGAAATTAAATAAAAAGCACTTTACTAATTTATTGGGTTTTAATAAACCTGTAAAATGGCTCCGTGTAAATGATAATGGAGATATCACAAGAGTCGTAACAAGATATACAAAGGAACATTATGGGGTCAGTTAAAAAAGCATTTAAACCTATCACAAGAGTTGTAGATAATATTATTCCTAATGAAATAAAACCTGCCTTACCTTTTATTGCAGCTAGTTTTGGCGCACCTTATTTAGCCGGTAAAGGTATTTTAAGTGTTTTTGGAAGTAAAGCTTTAGGTAAGGGTATATCTGCCAGTCTCATTAACGCAGCAACAAACGCCGCTTTAGGGAGAAAATTTAATCCTGTGTCTTCGGCAGTATCTGGACTCATGACAGGTGGTGGTGATTTTTTGTCCGGTCTAGATTCTAAATTTGCGAAAGAAGTTGGTGGTTTTTTAGCTCCTAGTAAGGTAGGAGATATGGGTATAGGCGAAGCTTTTAAAGCAGCAGGTGCTCCGGTGACCGCGGGTGTAATACAAACAACACAAGACGCAGCTGTAGAGGCTAATAATGCTTATGAAGCTTATTTAAAAGAACAAGAAGATGCAGAAAACGAGGACATCATGACAAGGAAAGATTTTATTAGTAGGTATTTAGCGAACGCAGGATTTGATCAGAGCACTATTGATGAAAGATTGAATCAACTAGGTTATGCTGCCAATGGTGGTTTGATGGGGACTCGTGTTGGTTTTAAAAACGGTGGATCATTAGGTGATTCTATGCAAAGCATGAAAATTCTTTTAATGAAAAATGAAATTTTAGCAGCCGGCGGTGGTGGTTTTGGCGGAAAAGATTTAGATGATAAAACAGACGATGAAATTATAAAAATATACGAGGGAATGTTTGGTGAGAGCAAAGCTAGCGGTGGACGCGTTGGTCTAGCTTTTGGTGGCATGGACCCACGAGGCGGTAAACCAACGGGTGATTCTATTTTAGATTCTTTGATAGAGGAGTCCATAGATGAAGAAACACCTCCAAAGGGCATAATGGCAGCAATGGACATGTTTAGAAAACCAAATACAGGAAGAGTCGCTCAACTGTTTCAACAAATTGAAGACGGTGTTAACGTTTCAGAAGCTATGGCAGAATTATTAAATGTATATAATATAGACCTATATCCTAAAAACGCAGAGGGTGGTGTCATGGATTTAAAAATGGGTGGTATGCCAGCTGAAATGGATTTACGAGGCGGTGGGTTTGTGCCAATTGGTGCAAAAGAAAAAGCCGACGATGTGCCTGCAAGATTATCAAAGAATGAGTTTGTAATGACAGCTGATGCGGTAAGAGCAGCAGGTGGAGGAAGTGTTAACAAAGGCGCAAAAAGAATGTATGATTTGATGAATAAATTAGAGGCTAAAGTATAATGGTACAAGAAACAAGAACACTACCCGCACCGTTTATAGAAGCGGCTGGTATTGCATTAACAGATAAATTAACACCATTATTAGGACAACCTGTTGATACAGCAGCATTCGCTCCGACAGTAGCCGCACAAGATCCTCTACAACTACAAGCCGTTCAGCAAGCTTCAGGACTTGGTTCTTTTGAACCTTTTCTAACTCAAGCCGGTGCCGACGCCGCAGCAGCTCAACAGTTTACAGGGCCACAAGCCTTTCAAGAATTTATGTCTCCGTATCAACAAGAGGTAATTGATACATCGCTTGCAGCCTTACAAAGAGAGCGAGATATAGCAAGACAACAATTAGGGACTCAAGCAGTTCAACTCGGTGCGTTCGGTGGAGGTCGTCAAGGACTACAAGAAGGTGCCTTCGATGCTGAGACAGCTTTGGGTAAAGCACAATTAGAAGCTCAGCTACGTCAACAAGGATTTCAACAAGCACAGCAAGCAGCACAGCAAGCTTTTGCAAACCAACAAGCTTTATCTACACAACAGCAAGCATTAGCATCACTAGCTCCGCAGCTGGCTCAACAACAAATTACAGGACTACAACAATTAGGCACAGGTCAACAAGCTCAATCACAAGCAGTTTTAGATGCTGCAGCAAGCGCAGCAAGAGAGGCAGCTTTTGAAGAGCAACAAAGACTTGGATTTGTTGGACAACAATTGACAGGTATTATTGGTGGCTATCCTGCACAACAACAATTTCAAACATCACCAGCAGTGGCCCCACCTAGTCCTCTACAAAATATTCTAGGTATTGGAACAGGTATAGCTGGTATATTAGGAGCGTTACAGACATCATAATGAGTAGAGTTTTAAGAAGACCAATGTTTAGAGGTGGCGGCAAGATCGATAGCCGTGGAACGGGGATTACATCTGGATTAGAAGACAGACCTATGTATCAAGACGGAGTAGGCCCTAATATTATGGATAGAGTAAAATCAGGATCAGAAGAATTGTTTGGTTTACAAAAACAAATGGGTCTTTTTGATAGACCTGAACAAAAAACTCTTTTTGGTTTAGGCACTCCAGAATTCTTAGCTTTAGCTCAAAGAGGTTTTGAGTTTGCTGGAAAAGATGGAGATGAAACGTTTGGACAAAAACTAGCAGGCACTGCAGCTGATGCCACAGGAGATTTAGCTTCTATTATAAAAGCAAGAAAAGATAAAAATAGAGAATTAGCAGAAAAAGAAAGTTTATTAAAAGCAGGACTCATAGAGGATGTTTTTAAAACAGAGAGCGCTAAAGATTTACAAGAAAAAGAATTAGCATCAAAAAAAGAATTAGAAGAAATGAAATTAAAACAAGGGGCTAGTTATGAAATTGGTTATCGATTAGCTCAACTAAAAGTTGATTTTGATAGAGACATAGCACTGGCAGGTGGTGATAAAGACAAAATAGACAAAATAACAAGAGCATATAACGAAGATAGAAATAATCTGATAACAAAAACTAAAAGTGAAAACTTAGTTGGAGCTGCTCTATTAAATAACAAAGATTTTGTTGAGGACATAAAGAGAAGGAGTGATCAAGATATAGAGACAGCTGAACGATTGAGATTACAACAAGAAGGTAAAAGCCAAGATGAAGTGCTTGACTATCTTAATAGTGATGAATTTAGGAAATTAAGAGAACGAAAGTTTTTAGAAATTTTAGCTAGCTATGCTACCGTTGATGTTAATGAACTTTTAGCCTCAGAGGATTTAAAAGACGGTGGTAGAGTTGGTCTTGCGCAAGGTGGAATGCCTGGTGCACCAATGGCTGATCAATCTGCTGCTCAAAGCGAAACAGGTTTAAGTTTTTCAGAGGTGAGAGCTAGACTACCACAAGAAATAAGCGATGAAATAGTGCGTCTGATAGTTTCAAGTCCTATGGCTTTTGAAGATTTTGCAGCCATTCAAACACAAATAGATGTAAATAATTTTAATTCAAAATACAACGTGAACTTGAGTCTGCCTCAGGAGGCATAAATGGCCTCTTCACAGTCTCCCTTATTAATTCCAAATATTGTTTATGAGAGCGAAGCGGTTCAGGATATTTTAAAAAACTCAGTAGAGATTAGACCTAGAAAAAAAATTGATTGGGGTCAAAGTCTTTTAAGTTTAGGTAAGACACTTTTTCTTCCAGATAGATATACTAATTTTAGAAAAAAACTAGAAAATCCAGATGAGTCTTTTTTTGAAGACAAAGACTATATTGATGTCGTTGATGAACTTAAAAAAGGTATATACACCGGAACATATAAAAGTGCTTATAATTTTGTAGAACTTTTACCTTTAACGGCTGATTTAATAGCAAACACAGACTTTACAACAAAACTAGAAAACAGTATTGCAAAATGGCCCGAGGGTAATAGACCTGAAACTTTATTCGGTGACGTAACAGCTATTTTAACAGAATATGCGATACCTGCAAAAATAGCCAGTTTAATTTTAAAAGGTGTTTCTAAAATACCTAAAGTTAGAAAAACAATAGACAAAATAGAAGAAGTAGAAGAAAAGCTTTTACCTCTTCCTAAATTTGTACTTAAAACTCCTATTAAAAAAATTCCTGCGGTGACAATAGGAGGTCCCGGAACATTAACAACCGTAGCTAGAAGAGTGGGCTATGGAGGTGCTTTGTTTGGATTAACAGATTTAATCGGGTCAGGACCCGGAGCTCCTGCACCCTTTTGGTCAAAACTAGAAGACACTAAAAATTTATCTGGAAGAGAAAAAGCAATAGCAAAATTTAAAAATAAATTAAAGTATGGTAAAGAGGGAACAACTATAGGTGCTGGTTTTGGTTTATTAGGTAAACCATTAGCACTTGGTTTTAAATATGGTTTATACACAGCTGTTGATGTAGGTGGTTTGGGAGCAAGAACAGCTCAAAGGGTTATAAATCCTATCACCAAAGTAGTCGCAAGAACCCCAGGACTACCCACTGTTGCAAAAACAGCTAGAGCCACTGGTAGCTTTTTAGGAAGAGATGTTGCCGCAAGATTGGCAGTTAGTTTAACCAGCCCTAAATTATTGACTAGAAAAATACCTCCATTTAAAGAATGGAAAAAATTTACATCTATGGATGAAACAAGAGATCCGTTGAAAGCAAAATTAAAAAAATTAGATAATTTTTTGAGTTTCTTTAGATCTGTTGGAGTTTTAACAAATAATGTAGCACAAATTTCTCAGGGAGCTTTACCTCTTTTACGTTCTCAACAAAAAGCGATAGAAACTCTACAGGATGATTTAAGTAAGACTGCTTATAATTTAGCAAAAGATTTACGAAAAATATATGATAGAAAAGGATTAAGAGATTTTGCTCCTACAACAGAGAGACTTTTCAAACAATATTTAGATTTTTTAGAAGATTACATTTTAGGTCAGAGACCTCTCCAAGACTTACCAGAGACCATGAGAAACTCCTCACAAGCTTTAAAAAATAAGTTGGAGGATATTCACAAAACCTTTAAAGATATTTTGGACAAAGATGGAGTATTAGAAGATGGAGCTCAGACATTTAAAGATGTTTATAGAAAAACTTTTGCTGTTTTTACAAACGAAAACTGGGCACCTAGAGAGGGTGATGAAGTTTTTGATAACATGAAAAACTTTATGAAAGATGTTATATCAAAAAATAAAGACTTAATTGATGATGCAAATGTGGCTTTTCCTAACGCAAGAAATCCTGTAGAGGAGTTTGCAATTCAACAAACATACAACATGTTACACACAGCAAAACAAGGAGGGAAAGACCCACTAGATATATTAAAAGGGTTTGCAGGGAAAGAATGGTTGAGAATATCAGATGACAAAAATTTTATTAAAACAGGAGAAGAGCTTCCTGCGGTTGTACAAAAGTTTTTAGGAATGGAAAAAGACGTGAGAACTTCTGTATTAACAACTGCAGCTGATTTAATTAGCTTTACAAGTATGAGAAAAGTTTATGATGAAGTGGCTGACAGAGCTTTAAAAGATGGAATACTGTTTGAAAAAAAAGGAGAGGCTTTGAGAGTAGGTAGAATACCTGCAAATAGACTAGCTCAAATGGCCGAGGACACCTTTGACACTAAAGGATCTAGTGTCTTGGGTAAAGCAAAAGGACTATGGGGTGATGAATCAGTGGTTGCAGCTCTCATGGGACAAAGTAGATTTGACGCCTCTAATTTTTTTAAAATTTATCAACAAATGTTGTTGTGGAAAAGTGCTGCTCAATATGGAAAAACTGTTTTATCTCCGGCAACTCAAGTGAGAAACGTAACTAGTGCTGGTTTGTTTGCCGTGGCCAATGGACATATCGGAGGAGGGAACTTATTAGAAAATTTAAATTTAGTTTTAAATGATATTTTTGGAGCAGGCAAAGGTATAGATATGGCTAAACTGACAAGAATAACTGAAAGGGCCGCTGAATTAAGAGTTTTAGATGAAAACTTGGTGACTGCCGAGGTAACAGGTGTTCTTAGGGATATTAAAAAAGGAAAAATTACTACTGAAGTAGGTTTATTTGACACTTTAACAAAAGCACAATGGGTCAGAAAAATAGGAAAAACTGCAGAAAAACTTTATGCTGGAGGTGATAACCTTTGGAAACTCAACGCTTGGTTTTATGAAATGTCAAGATTGAAAAATATAATTAATGTTAAAGACAAAGAAGCTGTTAAAAGATGGTTTAGAGAAATAACAGGAGATGACTTTGTTGAAACAAACTACAAAACAGGTCAAATAAAAACTGAAAATGAAATTCTTGAGGAAATGGCCGCTTGGTATGTTACTAATCTTTATCCAACGTACAGTAAAGTCCCTGATGTAATCAAAGCGATTAGACTACTACCTCTTGGTAACTTCGTCGCTTTTCCTGCAGAAATGATGAGAACTAGTGTTAACATAATGCAAACTGCTCTAAGAGAGATAAGCTCTAGTAATGCAGAAATTAGAAATATAGGTCTTCAAAGATTATTAGGTCTTACAACAGTATTTGGCGCAGCAGAGTATGGAGCATCAAAACTGTCTGAATATTTGTCAGGACTAAGTGATGAAGAAGTGGCTGTTTATAAAAATTTTTTTGCAGCTCCTTGGGAGGTAAATTCTAAATTAGCTTTTATGACTCCTTTAAAAGACGGTAAAGCAAAAGTTTTAAATTTAAGTTATTTTAACCCTTACTCAGTTATATCTGATACAGCTAGATCCCTATTCAACAACGTTATTGCGCCTATAGGTGCAAAATTTGATGTTGGAAAAGACCCTAGAAGAAACCCAGACGAAGCTATTTTAGATAGTATTTTTAGTCCAGAAGGACCTCTTTCTCAGCTTCTATCGCCTTTTATTTCGGAGCCTATAGGTGCCGAGCCTTTCTTAGATATATTTGTAAGAGGCGGTAAAACAAGAGAAGGTGTGTCGATATGGGGACCAAGAGACAAACTTCCAGAAAAATTTGTTAAAAGTTTTCAACACGTTCTCAAATCTGTTGAACCTGGTGCCTCAAGAACTGCTAGATTGATAACAAACGCGGCAACAGGAGATGTTAGAAAAGATAATAGACCTTACAATTTACAAGATGAATTATTGGCTCTGTTCGCTGGAGTTAGATTATCAGACATTGATGTTTTAAAATCTTTTAAATTTTCTATAAGAGATTTTAAAGACATACGAGGAGACGTTTTTGTGTCTGAAAGTTTTTATAGCTTGGATAACTATACAACAAAAACCCCAGACTTTAGGGCAAAAGAATTTGAACAAATACAAGAAGAAGCTTTTAGGTCTCAAAAAGAATTTTATAATACTATACAAGCGGCTTTATATTTAGGGATATCAGAAGATGAAATAAGAGACACTTTAAAATCTTTTGGTGTTGGAAGAAAAGATATAAATCTTATTATGAGCGGTACTTTTAAACCTGTTAACTATCAAAAAAATAGATTGAGATCAGCTTATGATGATTTTAAAAAACAAAACCCTAATCAAGCCTGGGCTGAAAGTTACTTCGTTCCAATTGATGAATTAGAAGACGTTCTTGATAAATATGAAAATAAAAGATTTGAAGAATTTGATGCTAATGATTATTTAGAACAGATGAAAAAGAGAATTGAACAGACATTTGAAGAGGCTGCACAGTCTCAAGACCTAGATAGCTCAGCGAGAGAGATACCAACACCACCATTACCAGAACAACCTGATCCCAGTGTTGCAGCAACTACAAAAGTAGTTAGTGTGACTAATCCTTTAAGCTCATTAACAAATTTATCACAGGCACAACTATCATTGTTGTCACCTGGAGAACAAGCAATAGCACAAAGATTAAACAGGAGAGTATAATGAAACTATCACAACACTTTAGTTACCAAGAATTTATTAAATCACAAACAGCAACAAGAAAAGGTATCTCTAACGAACCTGATGATGCTCAGTTGTATAATATGAAAATGATCTGCGCTAATATTTTAGAGCCGGTCAGAGTTCACTTTGGCAAGCCTGTCATTATTACATCAGGATTTAGAAGTCCAGAGTTGTGCGTGGCTATCGGATCGTCGACTAATTCTCAACATGCAAAAGGCGAAGCTGCAGATTTTGAAATACCTGGTGTATCAAACAAAGAGCTTGCGGACTGGATACATGACAACCTACCCTATGACCAATTGATACTAGAATTTTTTGATGGCAAGGACCCTAACAGTGGTTGGGTGCATTGTTCTCACAAATCAGAGAACAGAGGACAATACTTGATCGCTTATAAGGATGAAAATAGAAAAACTAAATACGCTCCTGCTATTTAATCCAGTCTAGTAATTCTTCTCCCATAATTTCGTTGGCAATATCTATCTTGCTACGAAGAGCTTTGACTATTCTTTCGTCAACAGTTTTTTCCGCAATCAAATCTATGTAGGTAACAATATTTTTTTGACCTATTCTGTGGGCCCTGTCTTCTGATTGTAGTCTTTTTTCTAAATCATAACTGTTAGAATAGTAAATTACTGTGTTTGCAGCCGTGAGTGTAATTCCATACCCTCCGGTTTGTGTGTTTCCGACAAAATACCTAGTATTGCCATTTTCAGCCTGATACAGAGCAATATTTTTCTGACGTGTGTTTGCATCAACTGCACCGTAATATGCCACTGTAGAGTCGTTTCCGTAGGTTTTTTTTAAGACTTCGACTATCTTTTCAATGTCATGAACGTAATTTGCCCAGATTATGACTTTACCCTCGACTTCTTCTAAAATAGATAGCAACTCATTCATTCGATTGCTTTTGACCTCAGTGACTGTGCCATCATCAGCTTTGAAGTGACCACAAGTAATCTGATGTAGTCTCATCATCTGTGTAATTACGTTCATCGTGCTCATGGTTTTGTCTTTGAGTTCTGCAATCGCAGTTTGTTTCATCGACACATATAATTTTTTTTGCTCATCCGTAAGTTCAACAGTCCTCCTCATGAAAGTTTTTTCTGGTAAATCTAAACAATCTTTTTTCAACACACGATAGGAAAATTTATCTAAGCTTTCTGATAACTCATCGAGTCTTCTATAAGACCCAACAATCTGAACACGACGACCACCAAAGTTTCTCTCTACCATGTGGGCATATCTAGAACGATATGCATAATAAGATGTAAAACCAAGATGCCATTCATCTAAAAAATAGCACTGAGAATATAAATCTAACGGAGATTTAGTAACAGGCGATCCGGTGAGAATCCTACGGTACTCTGCAAAATCCCTAAGTTTTAAAATACTTTTGGTTCTTTTGGCTGTCGGATTTTTGATTGTCGTAGACTCATCAATTCCTATTAGTGATCGCCCAACACTAGTGTTCAGAAATTTTTCAGCGAAGTCAACTCCTTTGTTAGTAGAAAAAGCTTCTACATTCATAATAAAAATCTTTAACTTGCCATCGTTTTGTGATAATGCATCTAACTCTTTTAATTTACTCTGAGTTAAATTAGGCTCCCATAAAACTGTTGTGTGTTCAATGTGTTCCGGTAAATGGGTAGGAACTTCTATCTCATACCAGTTTCTGTAAACACCTTTTGGTGCAACAATTAATACATTTCGTATGTCACCTTTGTCATACAAAAGTGCAATATTATCAATCAAAACCTTGGACTTTCCTGTACCCATCTCCATAAATAATGCAAATGTTTTTTTATCCCAAGAGGCCTCCAAAGCTTTTAATTGATGTTCGTATGGCTTTGTCTTAAATTTATAATGTTCAATCATAGTAAATCTTTCTTGACATTTATATAATCATCATTATATGTATTGTCAAGAAGGAAGAATAGAATGAAGAATAAAATATTTGAATTATATAAACCCAAAAGCTTAGAAGAGTTTTTGACATTTAAAAAAGAAAACCCTGAAGAAACTTTTGTGTATGTTCTTCAGCACCCGCCAGAGAATATTAATATTCTCAGCGCTTCTAACTTTGGCTATTTGGTTATTTGTTTACCACAACTATCTCAAATAGTTTTTAGCACAGGGCCTTTTGTTTTTAAAATGAGAAAAAATTTACAAGATTTTAGAGCACAAGATTATATCTTATGCACGGGTGATCCGGCTGTGATAGGTTTATCCACAGCTATTGTTAGTGACATCACTACAGGTAAATTTAATCTCTTGAAATGGGACAAAAGAGAGTTTAAATATTACCCATTAAGTATTGACTTATACAAGAAAGGATAAAGCATGAGCGATCTAATGAAGGAGATGGAAAAGGACCAAGATCTTTTTGCATCTAAAACTGACGAGATAGTAAGATTGTCAGCTATGTGCCAAGAAATGTTAGACTTGGACGAAAAAATATCTCAGAAAGAGTCTGAGTTGAAAGAACTAGAAAATCGACGAGATGTAATTAGTTCTGAAGTAATACCAGATCTTTTATCTGAACAAGGTTTAGCGTCTTTGAATATGATTGACGGTAGTAAAGTAGAGGTAAAAAAGAAATACAGCTGCACCGTCAAAGCTGATCCGGAACTAAAAGCAAAGGCGCACAAATGGCTTCGCGACAATGGCTTAGGCGATATTATTAAAAACAATGTTGCTGTGAGCTTCGGCACTGGCGAAGATAACAAGGCAGAAGAGTTCTTCAGCCTTGCTGCTGAGAGTGGATACGAACCCGAACAATCTTTGAAGGTTGAACCGTCCACTCTAAGAGCACTATTCAGAGAGCGTGTTCAAAACGGGTTGGACATGCCCTCTGATATCTTTAATGTTTTTATTAAAGATGAAACTAAAATAACCCGTAAAAAATAAAGGAACGAGAAACATGAACAAACAAACGAGAACCGCAAATAGCATAGACGTGAAAAAAGAAAACCTACCAATGGCGAGCATGTTTGAAACAGATGCTCACAAAGGTATGGAACAAATGGGAGCAGACGATCTTGCTCTACCTTTCATACGAATTTTAGGTGATTTATCTCCGCAAGTTAAGAAATCTAAAGCTGAATATGTTGAAGGAGCAGAGCCTGGGATGTTGTTTAATACAGTATCCAAAGAACTCTACGATGGTAGCAAAGGTATTAAAGTAGTGCCTTGTTATTATAAAAGAGAATATATCGAATGGTCTGACAGAGGTGAAGGACCTGGTGCTCCCATTGCAGTTCATCCTGCCAACACGGATCTTATGAACCAAACAAACAGAGATGCAATGGGTAAAGATAGATTACCGAACGGTAACTATTTAGAAAACACTGCATCTTATTATGTCATGGTTTTAAGTGATGACGGCAGTGCAGAGACTGCTCTGATTACCATGAAGTCTACAGGTTTGAAAACAAGTAGACAATGGAACTCCATGATAAGTGGTATTAAACTTCAAGGCACAAACGGTAAGTTTACACCACCTATGTTCAGTCACGTATATCATTTAACAACAGTAGAAATGTCCAACAAAAAAGGCACATGGTCTACTTGGTCTGTAGCGAAAGTCGGACCTGTTCAAGATATGTCGGCGTACGAACAAGCAAAAGTATTTGCTGATAGTGTGTCCAAAGGTGATGTACAAGCAAAGCATGGTGAAGAGTCAGAAGACAATAAAGTTCCCTTCTAGGGGTTGCTCATGAG